ACTACATTGCGGCTGCCATCGAATGATCCCTCACTCTGGCAAACAGCCGACTTTCTTGCACCACTCGGAGTGTCTGAATATTCAATGAACATCACACTGCCAGAGATTGTTGTAGCATCTGCCATTTGTTTTTATTTAATTTTGATTAATAATATGCTCATAACGAAGTAAAAGCCTAAATGTCTTTTCAGAGCCATCGTCTTCGTAAAGTTCGGTCTCTGATTGTATGGTGATTTGTGTTATCTGATGGTCTGGTATGGTTATGCCAAAAGAATTAGGACCGAGAATAATCTCATCGTAAATCTCTTGGGCTATATCGTAAGCAGTCTTACTATTTCCTAATGTAGCGAATTTAGTTAAAATATCCACCACAATAATAGCAGACTGAAAAAATGCAGAGTTATTGAGGTCTGTCTGGGTACTACCCTCTGACCTTATTAGTACATAGTTGCCATTCTGAGACAAAGGCACAGCATCCTTATAAACTGGCACCGATACAACCCCATTAAGAGTCTGATACCATTCTGTTTTTAGGTCGTATAGTGCGGTCTTAAATGCCACTTAGTACTCTGTTTATTCGTTCTGTTAATGATTTTTGAACAATAGGTATTTGCTTGTAAAAGAAAGGCTTTGGACTAATACCATTCTTTAAGATACTCATTGTGATTGCAAAGGCTATACTCAACCGCTGATCTTTGGTCTGGCGGTTTTTTCTTTTGGTTTTTACATTGTATGTAACCCCAATCCCTTTGCGCTTTACCCACGAATAGATAGACATTAACATCTCTATCCAATCGCCCTTTTTTTCGCCACCCTTAAACTGAGCAGCATACTCCTCAGTGCCCGGATATGGCTTGAACTTTCGCTTAGTTCCGAACTCAATATAAGGAGCATAAGAGGCATTAGCTGAAACTATGTAGCTGTAAGGTGTTTCTCTTTGATAGGTTATTGATCTAAGCAATGTACCCCTATCTCCACCTTGACCAGCTAAATCTCTCTTAGCTAAAGCAACAAATTCCATAGCACTTGCCTCGACTTCGGCCTGCACCTCATCTTTCATGGCCTTACCCACCGTTGACAAACGGTCAGATAATTTATCAAAGCCTATGGTTGCTACTTTAATCAAGTTCAAAGATTGCTAATGCAGTTATCTCCCAAAAAAATCGCTTCTCATCTATCCTACGGACACTACCAATGGAATAAGTTTGCCCAAAATACTCTATCCTGTAATCTGGGGTGATATTGTACCCCCTAAAAGGCAGCCTAAAGGTTTTAGTATCTGACATTTCTGTCCGACCATCCGCTTGACTCCTAGACCCACCGCCATCCTCTACCTCAGCCCACATCTTATAGGTTGTAGCCACCGACTCGGTAGCATCTCCATTGGCATCAATGGTCTGGGTATATTTTAGCAGCTTTATGGGCTTTAGGTTACCTATCATCCTAACCAGTTAACAGTTTTATATCTTGATGCCAAATTCATGGCCTCTCGGCTCATGCCATCGACATTCTCATCCCCTCTATTAGTGTATCTGTAAGCCACCTCTTTGTACATGGCATCTTTTAACCCTTTAGGTAAGTTAATAAAACCAGCTTCGTAAAGCATGGTCATATTTTCGTACTTAGGTGTCTTTAAGAGTCGGCCATTCAAAGAGACCTCAAAATCATCTGTGCTGATACTATCCCCCTCATCATCTTTTACATTGATGATGGTATTTACTGGACCAAAGGGTATCTCAAAGTTACCAGCCAAATTTGTAAACTCAATCTCCCATGTCTTAGGGATTAAGCTCAGGCCAGTAAACTCCTCAATCCTTTCTCTAGCTGACCGGATAAGCTCCGCTATCAAAGCATCATCATCATTAAAGTCAGATGAGATACTTTCGGACTGATCAATAAACCCCTCGAGCCTGAGATAGTTTTTTACCTCGGCAACGGTTAAGGGCTCAGTCAACCCCGATTCGGAGGTCTGGTCCTCCCAGTCAATAAGTAGATTGTATAGCATAGAGATTTATTAAAAAAAGGGGCCAGCCGAAACCGGCCCCACCACATCAAACCACAGCACCTATTTAGAATGATCCGTAGATCATGGCATCTGTTCTCATGATGTTGATGTCTTCAAAACATTCAACACGAGCAGTTACCAAGTTGCGTTGGAAGTTGTCGCTATCTTCGTAGCTAAACTCTACACGCAATCCTTCTGTCTCTACACGCTCGATGTAGTTAGCATCAATGATAAGAGCTTTGTCATTAGTAACCCAGCTTGCACCAATAACAGGTACACCAGCGATACGGATATTTCCGTTAGCATCGATAGCGAAACCACCAGGTACAGAGTAGTCAGTAGGCTTAGTCTTTAACAAGTCAGCCCATTGAGCATAAGATACTAAAGCAAAAGAAGCGTCGAAGTTGGCATCCAGTTGGTTGGCAATCCAGTCAACCAGTTGCTCAGCGTCAACAGTAGCAGAAGTAGTTGTAGAACCAGTTGCAGCAAGACTTGCTACGCTAAAGAAAGTAGCGTTCTCTTTTTTGTAGAAATCACGAAGCAGCATTCTCTGCAAAGTGTTCTGCAAGAAAGGCAGTTGGAACATCATCTGCTTGCTGAAACGAGCAAAGCCAGCGATGTAGTCAGATACTACTTTCACCTCAGTAAGGTCGTAGTCAATCTGGCTCTTAGGGTTACCCTCAGTCTGGATTCCGATAGAACCTTCGCCACCAGTCTCACGATAGGTAACATAAAGTCCAGTGGGAGATACAGCAGTAGGGATAAGGTCGCGGAAGTTCACTTTCTGAGCAGGAACCAGACCTTGACGTTGGTTGTAAGTAGCCTGACCATCTCCAGTCAAGTTGTTACCCAAAGTCATTGTACCGACAGCTTTGAGGTCGATAGTCAGCTTTGCATTTTTGTTTCTCTGAAATTCGTTGATTTCAGCTTGCTTAGCTTCAAAAGCCTCAGCGATAGCCTCGTTGTAAGCTTCACCGAAAGACTTGTTCTTGTTGTCAACCTTCTTAGCTGACTTCTCAGCAATCAGTTGATCAAGAGCAGCTTGGTTCTTCTTAGCAGCCTCATCCATTGTTACGACAGCAGCCTTTACCTCGGCTACATCATTTTTTACACCAGCAATAGCAGCCTCATTGGCAGCTTTCATCTTTTCTACTGACTCGGTAGCTGATTTTACCGCAGTCTCGATGTTTTTCAATTCTTCCATTGTTAGGAATTTAATTTAGTTAATAAATTGTTTAAGTTATGCTTCAATCCACTCAAATCTACCTCCGGCTCCTTAGTCTCTGCAACTGCCACAGCGGGTTGCTCCTCTTTAGGAGTGGTATCTATTGATATAAGTGATTTTATTGCCTCGTTAATTTGTGCTACTCTGATCTCGATAAACTCGAAAGCATCATCAGAGAAGCGGCCATCTTTCAATGACTTTAAGAGCATGCTAAGCTCTTTGCTAAGTTTGGCATGGTTGTCAAGGACATCTTGACTAGTTAATGACTTACCCACCTCTAAAGTAGGGGTATTCATGTTGGCACCCCAAAGGACAGCCGAACCCTCAAAAAGTAGAATCTCTTTGATAAGGTTGTACTCACCCTCTTGGCTTTTCTGGTTCTCTTGCTTGATTGTTCTAAAGCCTACTGAATGCTGGTTAATATGCCCAGACTTGTAGAACTCCAGTACATCGTTGCCCCATGTAGTGTTGGGCACATCGGTTATTCCAACCAGATAGTCCTTTTCTACATACAGCTCAGAGAACTTACCGATAGCCGATTTTAGGCTTGGGTTGTGGTCTGTCAGATGCCAAATAAGGTTAGCCCCTTTAGGACCTCTTTCTGCCAGTGTCTTGTTATAGGCATTAAAGTCAATGACATCGTTGTCAAAGTCTTTAGACCCCATCTGGCTGATAGCAACCTTTACCTTGCGGGTTGTCGTAGAGACATCCTGCACCGAGTTGCTAAGTGTTTTTTGTTCAAAGTATCTTTTCATATACAATATTTTGGGAGGGTTGACCCTGGTTATTATTTCATGATTCCGCAGTATTGGCCGTAGCCGATCAAGCTCCTCCCCTGTTTATTAATCTTCCTCTGCTATCTCTTTTAGGTACAACAATCCAACTGCATCTGCAATTTATGACCATCCCTGCCGAACCACCTGGAGCAAGCGGATACTCAATGTTCTCGCCACTTCTCGGGTCTACAAAGTTGTCATAAAAGTCCACCACTTGTCCATCCATGTGATAATGGTCTTTAGGTTGCTCGGGTCTAAATCCTCTGGTCCTAGTGTCTCTAAAGGCAATCCATTCTTTGACCATTTCATAGTTAAAGGACTCAGCCGATGCTTTTACCCCAGTATTCGCAGCCCTGCCAACCTCTGTTCTAATTATTCGCTCCGCTTGCATAGCGGTAAAGCCGGACTCTTGAAACAGTTTTACAATCTCATCGACCGTAAGCTCCTTAGAGATTGCAGATTGCAATACTAGGATTAAATGATTCCTAAGTGTTTCCGAGGTCTTAACTACGGCATATTGCAGTAGGGTCCTTTCGAGCTCATCCATTACGAATTTAGCCCACTCCTCTGATCTGCCTATCCCCTTTTGCCCAGCTTCTCTCCGGATTAACTTGTAGGTCTGGTTAGCCCAGTACACCCCAACTGACTTGTAAATAGCCTCAATTGGTTTATAGAGCTCATCATTCCAGAGCATTGTCCGTAAGTCCACCAAAGCCTGTCTGGGACCTCGTTTCTTAATTGTACCTATCAAAGAGCTGACAACCTTATCTAGTTGCCTTTTGACTTTAGGATAGTGAGTCTTGCCGAATTTGCGATTCGTGTTCGCAAACTGCTTCGCATACTCTGTTCTCTCCTTGTCTGTCATTCATTAACCTATTTTTTAAGGCCAATCGCTTAGCCTCCATTTTAGCTTTTAGTAAGGCGCAGCACTTCTCCTTTTTGGTTATAGGATAAGTTCTGTAAACCTCACTCATTATCGAGCTCATCCTCTGAGTCGTTTTCCTCGTTTTCTTCCTCGTTGATGTCGCTCAGGTCCATGTTTGGAGCTTCGTACTCGCTAAATGGCATACCATCTTGCGTAGTTATCCAAGGCTCATCAAAAATGGGGTTCTCAATTCTTTCTAATCCCAACAGCATCCTTTGCTCGTTAGGGCTAAGGGCTTTGAGGTCTTTAATCCATCCTGACTTTTCGACTACATCCTCTTGCAATTCTGTAAATACAGTATGGTCAAAGTCAATATAAACATTCTGGCCTTTGTAGCCCCAGTCTGTTTGTAGCTTTCTGTTGAAGTGGTTGCGGAACGATACCAACTGAGGCATCGCACAACGCGTTGTAAGGGCCTTTTCAGCCTCTCTGACGTTGTTATATGTGCTAGACTCAGAATCACCCACCAACTGGCTAGGCACGCCATAAACAGAGCTGAATCGCTTTAGGTCCCACTTTTCAGAGTCAATGATAGATAGCTCTACTGGGTTAAGCCCAACAGATTGCCATCCCATCTTGTAACCAGAGACACCAATGCGGCCCCAGTTCTCTGATCCAACCCATTCGCCTTTGCCTACGAGTTTACTCTTAATAGCCTCTACTTGCTTTCTTGTATCGGCCACATCTACACCACCATTGATAACTCTAGGGTCATCGACATAAAGGACACCCTTTACCCCTTGATTTTCGAGCATGGCAGCACTAGCCTTGATAGCAGAGTTAGACCTACTTAACCTACGCAAAGCAGCTTTAAGAGGGCTCATTCCGTAAAGGTGAGCCCCATTGATATCCCAGTCGTAGTTTTGGTACTTATCGTGTAAGACTTGGCTTTTAGGGAATAACGCATTTGAAAGGACCGGAATCATGTACCCCTCCTCAACGATGGGAAACATATTAGTAGAGGCAATAATATTTACCTCTTGGTAAGGTAGGTTATGTAACTGATAGGGCTTGCCTTGATTGGCTCCCATGTCTAGCATCTGAGCCCAGATACAGCGGCCACCAGTTATCAGCTTATATCCAGTAGAGTTAGCTACTAGGTCTTGGAATGTTTCGTAATCGTTAGGGTATCGTAAAAGCTCAGTCAGTCTATCAACATAAATAGGCTCTAAGGCTTTCTTCTTATAGCCCATTGCCTTTTGAAAGTCCTCGGTGGAAATGTCTTTTTTTCTCATTAATCCCTGATACGACTTGAAGGCAGCCTCATCGACAACCTTGTAGGTGGTCCAATCGGGCAGCTTTACCTTGTCTGTAATCAGAGTTATTGTAGAGTAAAGGATATCATTAACCTGATAACCGTCTCTTATGTAGTTAGTTCTGTTATCGCTGATACCAACAAAAGTGCCCCCAGTTACCTGATAGGAAGCAAAAGGCTGCCCTATCGGCATCATCGGCACCGCTTTCTTTGTTAGTGCATCCCACGCATCTTTTATTCTACCCACTTTCTTTATTTTACCAAGCCATCACCTCAAATCGGGGCTTGTTTAGTTTCGTGTAAATTGCATACCGCATCGAATCGCATAAGTGATCCCACATCTTGACTGGCTGCTCGTCTGCATGAACCTTGCCATCTTTATCGACTTTCCACTTGTAGGACCTAATCTCTTTAATCAGGTTCGTGCTGTCAGGGGTAACGATTAAAGGCTGGCTCTTGACCTTTTGGATGCCTGCATAGACATCCTTCTCGGCTGGCTTTGCATTGTACCCAGCTCTGACCAGTTCCTCAATAGTCTTAGGCTCGGCAGCATCACAGTAAATCTCATCGGACCTCTTAATGTTTAGTACCTTTAGCCTTTCTATTAAATCGGTGGTAGTTAGCTTGGTTTCGTAAAGCATTTCCTTAACAAAGGTTTGTTTCTCGTGAAACCCCACCTTGACTAAAGCAGTTGGTACTGAGTAGCCAAAGTCTAAGCCATAAACCGTTTCGCATTCATCCGGGAACTGACCTTGCCTCCAATGGGTGTAGATAATCTCTGATGACTTACCTCTCTCCCCCAACCCGAAAACTTTCCAGAGGTTCTCGTCTGCATCTTTCAGACTTTCAATCTCAGCTACCTGCTCACTTGGCAGGAATGGATTGTCTTTGTAGGTTGAATGGATTAAGAGGTTAGTATCTCTATCAGCGACATCGTACACCCAGCTCATCTCATCGACTGGGTTAAAGTCTAAAAAGATGGTCTGCTTGGTTCTAAGGGCTAACTGCTGGTAAATCGAGTGAGGCAATAGATTTGCCTCGTTTATATACAGTATGTCTCGCCCTGGTCCTCTTACCTTACCCGAGTCCTCTGCCCCAAAAAACTCAATATATGAGCCATTAGGGTAATGATAGACATTGTCGGTCTTGTTAAAGTTGTCATCTGAGTAGATGCCAGCATCTTCGAGTATCTTTAGGATATCTCGCCTAGCACCCCTTTTCAAATGGGGTAAGGATGGACTAACCACCGAAATCGTTACTTTTTCCTTGTGCGGTATGTAAAGAGCTAACAATTGTCCTATCGAGTAAGTCTTGCCTGATCTTGTAGAACCCTGGTTAGCGATAACCCGGTATTTCCGCAAATCGTAGGCTTCCTTGTTTCTCTCAAAGACATTTGTATATTTAACTTTGACTGTCCTCATCG